AGTATGCACCGAAAGATCACGGTGACCTCGACCGTCACATGAAGAAGGACCCGCTGAAGGATCACAACTTCACAGTCCCTTCAAAAGAATGGGTCCTGATGGATCAGCTTACCCCGCACCGTGGCACTGCTGCGACCGAGGATTGCTGGCGCATCTTCATCCGGGCAACCCCGAAATCCATTGCCCCAAGTCGTCCTGTGGTCAGCGTCATTCGTCGCCATGCCCAGGTGTATCTCCCTCATGACTTTCACTGGTGATCTATGACAACCGAAATCCCTTCACTGGATGAAGTCAAACGGTTGCGGCAGGTGATGCTCAACCGGACTAAATCCCTTACCAAAGTTCCCTCAGTGCATAACGCAATCTCATTGCAGTGTGCTCAGAACGCCTATGAAAGTGCTGTTCTCGCCCGTCGTGCCTCCTTTCACGAGGTCAACATTACGGTTTGAACCGCCTGCTCTTTGACTGCGAGACGAACGGTCTCCTAGACACAATGGATACCGTTCACTCGTTGGTCCTGAAAGACCCCGACGCCGGGGCAGTGCTCTCTTGTTGTGAGTGCTTCAACGTTCTGGATCAGAAGCCAGACGTTACCTACATGAGCATCGAAGACGGCCTTCGTCTTCTGATGGAAGCTGATCAGGTGATCGGCCACAACATTATCAACTTCGATATCCCCGCCCTCCGAATTGTCTACCCTTGGTTCAAGATCGAAGAAAGCAAGGCGCTGGATACCCTTATTATCTCCCGCCTTATATGGCCGGAAATCCGGGACAACCACTTCAAGTTCGCCAAGAAACACCCTGAGTTCCCTAAACAGCTAATCGGAAGTCACGGCCTCGAAGCTTGGGGCCACATCCTCGGCCTCCACAAGGGCGACTACTCCAAGGAAATGAAGGCAAAGGGTCTTGATCCTTGGGCCGCTTGGAACATCGCAATGCAGGACTATTGCGAGCTTGATGTGGAAGTAACCCACGCTCTCCTCTTGAAGATCGAAGCCAAGGAATACAGCCAGCAGGCCATTGAGCTTGAACACAAGTTCGCTTGGGTCATCTGGAAGCAGGAACAGTTTGGCTTCCCGTTTAACTCCGAGAAGGCTTTTGAACTCCACCGGAAACTTCTGACCCGACGACTGGAGCTTGAACAGGCCCTTCAGGAAGCATTCCCGCCGTGGGAAGTGAAGACACCTTTCGTACCCAAGGCCAACAACAAGTCACGCGGGTATATCAAGGGACAGCTCACCTACAAGACAAAGCAAATCGTCTTTAACGCTGGCTCCCGTGACCATATCGCAGATCGTCTCAAAGCTATCTATGGGTGGACCCCATCTGAGTTCACGACCAACGGCAAACCCAAGATTGACGAAACGACCTTGGATAAGCTGGAGTGGCCTGAAGCCAAACTCCTGAACGAATACCTGATGATCCAGAAGCGCCTCGGCATGTTGGCTGAAGGTCGCAATGCTTGGATGAAAATGGTGATGTCCGACGGTCGCATACATGGCCGGGTAATCACCAACGGCGCGGTCACTGGCCGCTGCACCCATCGCAATCCCAACGTCGCTCAAACCCCCTCAGTTCGTGCCCCCTATGGCAAGGAATGCCGTGAGCTTTTCTACGCCCCTGAAGGGTGGAAGCTTGTAGGTGCAGACGCAAGTGGTCTTGAGCTGCGCTGCCTCGGTCACTTCATGGCGAAGTATGATGCAGGTGCTTATGTTGCGATCCTGCTGAATGGGGACATCCACACGGTCAACCAGTTAGCCGCTGGTCTGCCGACCCGAGATAACGCCAAAACCTTTATCTATGCCTTCTTGTACGGGGCAGGGGACGAGAAGATTGGTTCTATCGTTCTACCTCTCGCCAGCTCTCAGCTCAAGAAGCAGAAGGGCAAGGCGCTCAAATCCAAGTTCCTGAAAGAGACCCCCGCGCTCAAGCGCCTACGTGAAGAAGTCGCAGCCGCAGCAAAGCGTAAGAAATATCTAAAGGGTCTTGATGGTCGCCGTCTTCATATTCGGTCGGCTCATGCTGCCCTAAATACCCTCCTGCAATCCGCAGGTGCGCTTATCGTCAAACAGGCGACTGTCTTCTTCTACGAGGAAATGACGGCACGTGGTTACGCCTTTGGTGTTGACTATGCCTTGGTAGCGCACGTCCACGACGAACTCCAGACACTCGCAAGAGAGGACATTGCCGATGAAGTCGGACAAGTCGCAGTCGAGTGCATCCGCCGAGCCGGGGAGCACTTTGGCTTCCGTTGCCCTACCGATGGCGAATATAAAATCGGAAACAATTGGGCCGATACCCACTGATCTTGAGGGCAAGAAGCTCCTCAAAGTGATCCACCGGGCCTATCTCAAACCCTTCACCACAAGATCTAATTTCGCCCGTGTCCATGCCGAGGTCGTGGCTCAAGCTGCTTGTTGCGGCTTGATAACCACAATCACCGACAAGCGGACCTTCAGTAACACCTTCAGGCCAACACCGTTTGGGCTGGTTTATCTATGGGAGCACTTCAGTAGTGACTGATGCAGAACGTGAAGAAATCGAAGCCCTCGTTGAGTGGGCTGAAGGCGATCAGACGGGGGACTGGAGACAGGCCCGCAACCGGATGATCAAGCGTATGAAGGACAGCTTCAAGCGCATCCTGAATAACCCGAAGCATTTTGAAGTATGGAGCAACAAATGAACCCCGGAGATTTGATTGGATATGGTCTTGCTGCGGTTGTGTGGATGTTCGCCCTTATACTTGCTGCGTTCTTACTTCAAGTGGTTTTCGGGAAAGAACCTGAGAACGACGTGATGTGTTTCTGATGGCTCACTACGATTGTTCCCGATGTGGTCATCGGATGGGTATCGGGCCGGGATATTGTAAGGCGTGTTCGACACCCGAGGAGCTGGAGGAAGTCCGTTCTTATGCAGTCAACCTCAAGCGAAATACCACCATCCGGCAGGCCCTTGAGTATCTGAATATCCCGTCCGTGATGATCGGCGGGAAAATCCATATCCCTGAAGACAGCCGGACCCAAGCCCTCAACATTTTCCGCCGTGAACTTCTAGGAGAAACTACCTGACAACACTTTTGATTGATGGCGATGTCGTCGCTTATAAAGCCTGTTCGTCATCCGAAGTTGCCGTAGAACTTGAACCGTTCGAGTGGCAACTTTGGGTGAACGAAAAGGAAGTCCGCGCCAAGATCAATGCGGAAATACAAGACTGCATGAAGAAGCTCAAAGCCGACAAGGCAGTCATCGCATTGACAGACAGCGACGGAAACTTCCGCAAGAAAGTCCTGCCGACCTACAAAGGCAACCGTCTGAACACCCGCAAACCGATCGCTCTCAAGCGAATGCGTGAATGGTTGATCGAAGAAAGCGGGTACGAAACCTTCCTACGCCCCGGTCTCGAAGGGGATGATGTCCTCGGTATTCTGGCAACGTGGCCAAAGTTCAAACGCGAGCACGGCCAGCCGATTATCGTCTCTCTCGACAAAGACATGAAGACCATCCCCGGTCTGTATTGCCGCCGTCTTGAAGATGGTGTGCAGGAGATCAGCCCCGAGGAAGCAGAGTTCTGGCATATGTTCCAGACGCTCACAGGGGACACCACGGACGGTTACAGTGGTTGTCCGGGGGTAGGCGCAGAGAAAGCCCGGAAAGCACTGGAAGAACTCCAGAAGCTCGTTCCGTATCACCATGAGATCACCCGAGGTAAACGTAAAGGCCAGGTCGAAACCCGCTATGAGTTCGCTGAAGCGGACAGTATGTGGGAAGTCGTTGTGTCCTTCTACGTCGCTGCCGGTCTTTCTGAAGCTGAAGCCCTTACGCAGGCCCGAGTGGCCCGCATCCTCCATTACGAGGACTACGATTTCAAGAAAGCCAAGCCGATCTTGTGGTCTCCTAAATAAGGAACTCAATGCAATCAAATAACAACATGCCGGGGGGCCGTGAAGCGCCGGACCTCATAGGTATCTATTCCCCCGTGATGGGGAGCGGCAAGTCTGAAGTCGCTAAGGTCCTGATCGAAGAACACGGCTACAAACTCGTGAAGTTCGCCGGATGCCTCAAAGATATGACCCGAGTGTTCCTTGATCATCTTGGGTTTGAACCTGAAGCAGTCGAACGGATGGTCGAAGGTGACCTGAAAGAGGAAGTCATTGGCCCGCTACGTGGCGCAATTACTACCCGCCGTCTTCTTCAGACCCTCGGAACGGAGTGGGGCCGGGAGCAAATCCATAGTCACCTTTGGGTGGACGTGGTGAAAGCGCGTATCGAGAACCTGTTGTCCAAAGGCCATAACGTAGTCGTGGACGATATGCGTTTCCTCAATGAAATCGAGCTGATCCGTTCGCTCGGTGGCCGCACCCTCAAAGTTACCCGACCATCCGCCAGTAATACGACAAACTCCCACCCGTCCGAAGGCGCTTTGGATGGGCTTGAGGTGTTCGACTACTGGCTTCTCAACAAGGGGTCCCTTGAGGACCTGAAGCATATGACAAGGAGTATCGCGAATTGAACGAAGAAGGCTTTGTGAAGAAAGGGATGCGCTGGCTGGCGAAGACCAAAGCAGGCCGTGTTGTAATTCTTGTGTCCTTCACGATCTCGCTCCCATTCATCGTAGCGTGGTGTCTTGGGGAACATTTGGTCGATAATATCTGGCCCGAGCTTAAAGGTCTTTGGCAGGATTACCGCGAGTTTTACGCCAACGGTTACGACTGAGCTTAATTAGGTACCCCCTTAGAGGAAACCCTAGATGAACTCCAAGTCTATCCCATCCTGCCCTGACATCCCTCAATCACTAATTCGGTACTTGAAGCATATGTTTCCCGAAAAGTCCCCGTCTCCGGGGGAGACCCATAGTGAACTCATGGTCAGGGCAGGGAACGCTGAAGTCGTCCGTCATATCGTGATGAAGTACGACCAGCAGAACGAAGTCCAGTACGAGGATTAACTATGTGTATGGGTAGTAAACCCAAAATCCCCGAAACCAAGATGCCTGAAACTCCCAAAGCTCCACCTGCGCCTGAGAAGGTTGCAGAAGCGCCTGAGATGTCAGAAGCAGTCGTAGACCGTGAACGTAGCGGTAAGGATGCTAAAGCCAAGAAGAAGGGCACGTCGGCACTTCGTATTGATCTTGCAGTGAACCAGCCTTCAGGTAACGGCCTGACCGTACCGCAGGGCTAGACCATATGGCAGATCAGAGTGTCGGCACTGCCGAAGCTCGCTATAATTTGCTGAAGTCTGACCGCCAGCCTTACCTTGACAGGGCAATCAAATGTTCTGAGTTGACCTTGCCGATGTTGATCACGGATCAGCACAGACCGGCAGGAAGTAAAGTCAAAACACCTTTCCAATCAGTAGGCGCACGTGGGGTCAACAACCTCGCGGCTAAACTGCTGCTTGCCCTCCTTCCTCCGAACAGCCCGTTCTTCCGCCTGATCATTGATCGTGCGGTATTGAAAGCGGATGATCAGGAAGAACTCAAGACTGAGCTTGATCAGACTTTAGCCGACTACGAGAAGGCAGTCATGGAGGACATCGAAACAGCCGGTGTCCGCCCCCAAATCTTCGAAGGTCTCAAACATATGATCGTAGGCGGGAACATCCTGTTCTACGATGATGACGACGGCACCCGAGCCTATCCGCTCAATCGCTATGTCGTTAAGCGTGATCCTATGGGGTCTGTGCTTGAGATCATCACACATGAACAAGTCGCACCCGATACACTTGAACCCGGCTTCCTGTCCCGCTTAAAGGGACAACCGGACTACAAGGAGAAATCTGGAAGCGACCGTGTTCTAAACATCTATACCCATGTGAAACTCTATGGAGACCAATGGCAGGTCTATCAGGAGTGTATGGGCGAAATGATCCCCGGTACGTCCGGGACGTATCCCAAGGATGCCTGCCCGTTTATCCCGCTTCGCTTCAACCATATTGACGGTGAAGATTATGGGCGCGGGTATGTCGAAGAAATCCTTGGTGACCTGAAGACCCTTGAAGGGCTGACCAAAGCTATCACGGAAGGCGCGGCTGCTGCTGCCAAAGTCCTGATCTTGGTTAAACCGAACGGATCGACCCGACCTGATACAATTTCAAAGGCCCCCAACGGTGCAGTCCGTAGCGGCGATGCTAATGATGTATCTACCTTACAGCTAGACAAGTTCGCTGACTTCCGAGTGGCCTATCAGGTCATTGAGCGTATTGAGGAACGGCTTGCTTTTGCCTTCCTTTTGAACACGTCGATCCAGCGGAACGGTGAGCGCGTTACGGCTGAAGAAATCCGGTATATGGCAGGTGAACTCGAAGATGCCCTCGGAGGTGTCTATTCGATCCTCTCCCAAGAATTTCAGCTTCCCTTCGTCAATGTCAGGATTAACCGCCTGCAACGCGAAGGTAAGCTTCCGGTCCTCCCTAAAGATATCGTCAAGCCGACAATCGTTACAGGCGTAGACGCTTTGGGTCGAGGCCATGACCGAAACAAACTCGTGTCCTACCTGACCACCCTATCTCAGGCGGTCGGTCCTCAAGCTATCCCGCAGTATCACCATGTCGAAGAAATCTCGAAGCGACTGGCGATGTCGGAAATGCTGGACCACCAAGGGTTAATCAAGACACGCGAAGAAATCCAGCAGGAACAGCAGGCACAGCAACAGCAGGCCATGCTGGCACAGTTTGGACCCGAAGCCATGAAGCTTATGGCGCAAACCCCTCAAGCAACACAAGGAGAGTAACCTTTGAGTGAAGAAGCGAAAGGCTCACCGGCAGGAAAAGACGAACCCGTGATTGGTCGTCAGGATGCCAAGAAAGCCAAAGCCAGCGGCCCGAAGATTGCCCGCGAAGTGAAGAAAACGAAACCTGTCAGCACTTCGGAAATGCGTGGTGGCACCGTCCGTGAGGACTACTAATGACCACCTTTATTGAACCCGAAATCACCGGCCCGGACGCTCCGAAACCTGATGAAGCCCCCGAGGTAATCACCGAAGGTCAGCAGGCGGACGACCAGCAGAAAGCTGAAGAAACTCCGAAGACCGAAGATGCTCCCAAGCAAACCGAGGATGAAACCCCGGACCCCTATGGGCCGGTAATCAGCTCGGCGCTTGAACAGGCTGGCCTACGTGCTGAAGATGTGGCAACGCATTTTGAACAGCATGGCGAGATCACGGAAGACCACTACACCGCGCTTGAGAAAGCTGGTTTCTCACGTGATGTCGTTGACGTTTATCTGGCCGGTGTCGGCTCGAAGAAAGCTGAAGCTGCTGACCTTGCTGCTGCTGACATCACCGCGATCAAAGCGGTTGCCGGTGGTGACGATGGTTACTCCAAGATGGTCAAATGGGCGCAGCAGGCCCTACCGGATGATCAGCTTACCAGCTTCAATGAAGCCGTTTCCTCGGGTAACCGGGCGACGGCAGAATGGGCTGTCAAAGGTCTCCATGCCGAGTACATCAAAGCTACCGGATCACGCCCGCAGTTCGTCCGTGGTTCGGCTGGCGATGATGGCCCGGTCGGCTTCCGGTCACGGCAGGAACTTGTCGCGGCCATGAGTGACCCACGTTACGGCAAGGATCGCGAGTTCACTGCTGACGTTGAGGCCCGTGTAGGGCGCTCAAGCATCTTTGGTCGCCGCTAATGATCCCTGCTGGTGCCCTAATCACAGGGGTCGTTACCCTTATATCGAAGTTCTTTGAGCGTAAACAGGTGGAAGCTGAAGGCCGTATTGATATTGCCAAAGCTGAAACCCAAGCCAAGGTTCGTCGTGTTCTATCCGAACAGGAAGCCGACCAGAAGTGGGATGAAGCCCAAGCTGAAGGTTCAAAGGACTCATGGAAAGACGAGTTCTGGACGATCCTGCTGTCTATTCCGTTGGTCATGCTTTTCTGGCCGGACCCCGAGATCAACCAGATCGCAGCATCCGGCTTCACTCGTATGGATGCCGCGCCCGACTGGTATGTGGGGGCTGTGATGTTGGCTATTGCCGCAGCCTTCGGATACCGGAAGTTCGTCAAGCCGTTCCTCAAGGGGCGCTTGAAGTAAGCTTCCAAACATCTTCCGGCTCACCCTTCGGGGTGGGTCGGTAAGCCTTTGTAACCCTGACTGAAATTTGTCCGCGCACCTCTTTAGGTGGCGATCAGGAGGCCCGCTGTTGGGTCCCTGAGCTTATTTCAATTACAGGGAATAAAATACATATGGCTGATCTTACCCTTTCGCGTCCTGGCGTTGTTAACGCTGCTGACCCGGCTGGTGCTTCTTACACCTACGAAGAACGCACTGCGCTGTTCAAGGACGTATTCGCTGGCGAGGTCCTGACCGCCTATGAGAAGGCTTGCGTATTCAAGGAACTTCAGCTTGAGCGTACCATCTCCAATGGTAAGTCTGCTTCCTTCCCGGCTACGTGGCGTCTGTCTGCCCGCTATCACACTCCGGGCACCCCGATCCTTGGTTCTAACAAACTGGAGATCAAAGAACGCATCATCAAGATTGACGACCTGCTGATCGCTGACGCAGCTATCGGTGATCTTGAAGACGCCATGACCCACTATGACGTTCGCCAAATCCATTCGACCGAGCTTGGCCGTGCGATGGCTCAGGAATACGACAAACGTGTTGCTCAGGTTCTCGTGAATGCTGCCCGTGCTTCGGGTAACACCGCGTCGGCTCCGGGTGGCTCGCGTCTGACCAACGCTGCTGCAAAGACGGACGGCGAGGTTCTGGCTTCCATGATCTTCAATGCCAATCAGGTACTTGATGAAAAGGATGCACCGGAAGATCGCTACTGCACCGTTAAACCGGCTCAGTTCTACCTGATGGTTGAAACCACCAAGCTCCTCAATCGTGATTGGGGTGGCGCTGGTTCCTTCTCGGATGCCACCCTGCCGAAAGTTGCTGGTACGCGCATCGTGAAGACCAACAACCTGCCGACCACGAATATTGCTGCGTCGGTCGAAGGCGAGAACAACGACTATACCGGCGACTTCACCACGACTGCCGGTGTCGTTGCAACCAAACAGGCTGTCGGTACCGTCAAGCTCCTGGACCTGAAGATGGATATGTCGGGTAATGACTTCAACGTCATGTATTCGGCTACCCTGATGAAGGCTTCGCAGGCTGTCGGTCACGGCATCCTCCGCCCGGAATGTGCGGTCGAGCTGGCAACCGCCTAATCATCCGACATTCTTCTTTTGGGGGCAGTCCTTTTGGGCTGTCCCCTTTTTTTCTTGAGGCCAACCATGAGTAACTTTGTTACCCCGACGACCGAACTTGAGGCCGTCAACATCATGCTTAGGACCATCAAGGAAGCGCCTGTCAACAGCCTGTTGAATGACCAGATTGTCGATGCGGTTGTCGCTCGTGATCTTCTGCGGGAAACGTCCCGTGAGGTCCAAACCGAAGGCTGGTACTTCAACACTGAAATCAACTATCCGATTGCGCCCAACGCCCAAGGAGAGCTTCGGCTTCCTGAGAATGGCGTGAGGTTTAAACCGGATCGCTACAAGACTTATGACAGGTCATCCCTCGTGATCCGTGGTCGCCGTCTTTATGACCGCACCCGGCATAGCTTCAGGTTCACCGAGCCAGTCTACGGTGAACTACTCATTCTTCTACCTTTTGATGAACTCCCCGAAACGGCCCGTCGCTATGTGCTTATCAAAGCTGCCCGTGTGTTTGTGAACAACACGTTGGGTGAGGGCGACCTTGAGGGGTTTGCTTTGCGTGACGAATACACGGCCCGATCTATCCTGATGGATGGTGAAACCGAGGACGGCGATCACAGCATCATCTTTGACGAGGTAGGGACCTTTGACATTCTTCGGAGGTAATATTGGCGCTTGTAAGCGATAGCATCCCAAACCTCGTTAATGGTGTCAGTCAGCAGCCTCCCGCTCTCCGCATGGCCTCACAGGCTGAATACCAGAAGAACTCCATGTCATCCTTGGTTGACGGAATGGGTAAACGCCCTCCGCTCAAGCATGTGTCCAAAGTTCACGATGGTTCGCTTGGTGCAGCCTATACCCACACAATCAACCGTGATGTAGCCGAACGCTACAAGGTGATCATTCAAAATGAGAGCCTGAAGGTGTTCACCTTGGGAGGCGAGGAGCGCACCGTAGCTTTCCCGGAAGGGAAGGCATATCTGGCCTCAAGTAATCCCCAAGCTGACTTCAGGACTGTTACGGTTGCCGACTACACGTTCATCGTGAACCGCTCCAAGATCACGGGGATGGACAGCACGTCCATTCCTGAGAAACCTGTTGAAGCAATCGTCTTTGTCAAGCAGGCAAACTATTCGACCGACTACAAGATCAAGGTGAATGGTGGCCTTTATGGTTCATATACCACCGGAGCCAGTGGAGACCTGAAGACCACCACAATTGCAGAAGATTTGCGTGTTGACTTGGTTAATGGCTTAGGTTCGGACTGGCGGGTCGTTCGTGAAGGCGCTGTCATCCACATCAAGCGAAACGACGGTGGGGATTTTGAGATTAAGGCGGAAGATAGCCGCTCGGGTACACAGCTTGTTGCTACTAAAGGTGTCGCACAGAAGTTTTCTGATCTTCCGACTGTTGCCCCCCGTGGTTTTACCGTTGAGATTGCCGGGGACGAAAGTTCAAAGTTCGATAACTATTACGTCGAGTTCAAGCCAAACAACGACACAGCAGATTTCGATAGCGGAGTTTGGAAGGAGTGCGTTGGGCCGGGTATTCAGACAAAGATCGACCCCGCAAATATGCCCCATGCCCTTGTTCGTCTGGCAGATGGCACGTTCGAGTTCAAACCTCTTGATTGGGCCGGGCGGAAAACTGGCGACGAGGACAGTAACCCGGACCCGTCTTTCATTAATCGTAAGATCAATGACATCTTCTTCTACAAGAACCGATTAGGTTTCCTTGCAGACGAGAACGTCATCTTCAGCGAAGCCAGCGAGTTCTTCAACTTCTTCCGAACCACCGTCACCACGATTGTTGATAGTGATGTTGTGGACGTAGCTGCAAGTCACGTCAAAGTCTCCATCCTTCAACATGCAGTGCCGTTCAATGAACGCTTGCTGCTGTTCTCGGATCAGACGCAGTTCACGCTTCCAGAAGGGCCTATTCTTGCCTCCGAGCCGCCTGATATCGAAGTTCTCACCGAGTTCGAGAGTTCGCTTCTGGCGAAACCTGTAGGCTCCGGTAAGACAGTCTTCTTCGCTACCTCACGTGGAGAATATGCGGGCCTGCGCGAATACTACGTCATGCCCGAAACCGAGATTAGCGATGCTGCCGATATCACGGCGCATGTCCCTGCCTACATCAAGGGGCGCATAACGAAGCTGGCCGTGTCATCCAATGAAGACATCCTGTTTTGCCTGACCGACACCGAGCCTAACAAGGTGTTCGTCTATAAGTTCTTCTGGCAGGGCAACGAGAAGGTACAGTCTTCTTGGTCGTTCTTCGAGTTTGAGCCGGAAGCTGCTGTGCTGAACGTGGATTTCATTGATAGTGAAGCCTATTTCGTCACTCAGTACGCGGATGGCGTGTATCTCGATAAGATGCCAGTCCAGCCTAGCCCGGTCGATCCCCATGCACCCTTCATGTATCTTCTGGACCGCAAGGTGTCGAACCTTGAGTGCCCCTCGGTGGCATACGACCCGATCACCAATTCGACTACCTATGAGCTTCCCTATGCAGTTCTAGGGGATATTCAGGTGGTCTCCCGGCACTACGACACTACAACTGAAAGCAGCCCAATCGCTTCGGGGGTTGTTCTCACGAAAGAAGAACAGTCCGGGAACACAGTTCGGGTGAGGGGAAATCACGCTACCACGCCAGTTTATATCGGATTGAAATATGAACAGCGTTACCGTTTCTCCACGATCTATGTGAAGGCGGACGCTTCAGGTGGTGGCAAGGCTGTGATCGGAACAGGCCGTTTGCAGGTACAGACGTTCACCGTCGTATTCTCGAAGTCCGGCTTCTTTTGGGCTGAAGTTACAGCTCAGGGGCGTGACATGAAGACCTACAAGTTCACTGGTAAGGTGATCGGTTCCAACAGCGCCGAGATTGGCAAAGTGTCGCTCTCCGAAGGCTCACATACTTTCCCGGTTCTCTCAAAGAACGACCGGGTAACCATTGAGCTTGTGAATGACACCTACCTACCGAGCAACTTCTTGTCTGCCGAATGGGAAGGGACCTTCTCTATGCGAAGCTATCGTATGGGGAGCCGCCGATGACACAGTATTGGAGACCGGCAACGCTCGCTGATGTCGATTGGGTTGCCCCTCGTTTACGCAAGGCGGACGTGGAGGAAATCAAGGCTTCTTGCGGGACATCTGCCTACGAAGGACTTCATGCTTCTTTTGCGGCAAGTGATCCTGCCCTGGCACTTGTGGACGGCGATGGGCCACCTTTAGGCATCTTTGGTCTTGTGCCGGATACTGAAGGTAACGCTTGTGTCTGGATGCTCGGTACCAGTGAGATTGAGAAGTATCCTATGACGTTCCTGCGAAACTCTTTGGAGTGGGTCAGGCAGTCAAACCGGCAGTATCCAATCCTTTACAACCAAGTAGACGCCCGTAACGGGGTGCATATCAAGTGGCTCCGTTGGATGGGCTTCACGTTATTCCGCGAAGTTATCTATGGACCGGAAAACAGGTTGTTCTACGAATTTTTCAGGATCGAACCATGTGTCCAGTAACAGGTGCCGCAGCAGCAGGTACAGCAGCCGCAACGGCTACGACAACCGCTGCTTCCACTGCGGCAGCAACAGCGGCCACTACC